AGCATAGATGCAGATTCAAAGAAGTCTAGATATGGATCATCTTTTTCTATTAGAAGGGTATGATCCCACATATGGTTCATCCAAGACTTTAGTCCATTACCTTTAGGTGCATCTTTGAATCCGCCGTAGTCAACAATCCAATTCATGTCATCTAAATGATTCTCTTCTAATGGTTCGTTTGATGCAAACCATACTTTAAATTTTAAAGCATATCCATGAAGTAACTCGCAGTGTGAGTGTGATGCTTTCCATTGTCTAAGTGCTACCGAATAGTTATCGAATAGCTTTGTGCTAATATATCTACCCATTTTTAATCTATTTTATCGTGAGTTAATTCAAATATATCTGGTTTGCAAGGGTAAAGTTCACCTTTAACTCCTTTAATAATCCAATCCAAATTTGAAGCAATATGCTGTCCTTCGAGTGTCGGTACTATAATCGTTGCTTCTTTTGTCACAGGGAATGTAACTCCTTGTATTGTTACAAAAGGTGGTATCTTTTTCATATCCCATATTACAAATTGTTCCGCTTCAATTTCAACTGGTTTTTTTCTATATCTACCCATTTGTCTTTGATTTTGTAACTTTTTCTAAATGTTCTCCTACTTTTGTATCAATGGTAATATTACCGTGTTCTTCTAACCAATCATCAACAATTGATTGTTTTCCAGATGGAATCTCGATAGTAATATACTCAGGAAAGAACATGTTCGATCCGATACCTGTACATACTGTTATTGTTTTTTTCTTTGCCATTAGTTTTTGATGTAATTCCCAATTAATAATACTTTTATTTTGCATATTGATCTTCCATAACGCCCAATCTTCGGGAGACATTGAATTTAAAGCAGAATCCAGCTCACCATTTAATTTATCCCAATTGGCCATTAGTAACCTTTTACAAATTGATAAAACTCTGATCTTGCATTACCATCATTCATGAATGCTCCGGATAGTTTTGCAGTTTTCATTGAAGCTCCTTGATGCTTAACACCTCTACATGATACACAATTATGAGTGGCTTCAATCATTACAGCTACACCTTTTGCGCCTTCAATTAATTCCTCAATTGCATGATGTATTGCTACCGTTAATTGTTCTTGAATTGCACCTCGTCTACCAAAGTGTTCTACTACTCGATTAATTTTACTTAATCCAATAACATTGCCATTATCAGCTGGAATATATGCAATATGAACTTTGCCTCCAATTGTTTGATGATGATGTGAACACATTGAAGTTAATGGAATTCCTCCTTCAAACACAATGCCATCATACCCGTCACTAGGAAATGCTGTGATGTCTGACATAGATTCGTAACGACCTTTCCACAAATCATTTACATAGGCTTTTGCTACTCGCATTGGAGTATTATCTGAATTTGGATCTACTTCCCAGGATACACCTAATGCTCTAAGAAATTCACCATAATGAAATGCTGCATTTGTAATAATTGCTTGCTTTTCATCTTTAGTTAGTTCCGCGGAAGGATCATCTAGAATAATACGTTTAGCTGCTAACTGAGTTGAAATACCATTAGCAAAACCAGCCTTAACTAGTTCTAAATTTTTCTTTTGTTTATCTGACATATAACTTATTTCTTACTTCTATATTATAATGTATTTTATTGACATTTCAAAGTTTTTTCACCTTTTTTATGGGCTGGTTCAAAGGGACAATGTCGACAGCCGTTACCACAGCAAGAACCTCGTCTTTGATGATATGATTCAGTCATTACCCGATATCCATTTTCATAGTAGAAATCTGTAGGAAGGAGCTTGTTTCCAAACTCCCTCACATACAGTTGTTGTACCCAATCTTTTGATGCTGGTTGTATCATACAATTTCACAAGCTCCGCCAGCACACGCAGCTTCACCTTTAAGATCGGTATTATCATCTAGTTCAATCACATTGCTTAAATCAATATTATGCAATGATATCATTAATTCATTATACTGCTCTTCAGTGATATCCTCAAATGGAGCTTGCACATATGTTCCACCATTATATGGTAAAACTGATAGGCCGTTATAATGATCTCTGTTTTCCCACATCCATTCTCCAGCTTCATCCCATTCTTCATCTCGCAAAGAAACGGTAGCTGATACGTTGTGTGTGTTATTTCCAGACCGGTGTCCTGGTTTAACCCATTCTAAATGTACTCGTTTGATTCGTTCTAATAAATCGAATGGTGATTCTGTTCTCATAATTGCGCCTTCTGGTGCTTTTTGAGGAATAGATATTACCGCGGTATCGTGTGGACGGAAATATTCATCTTCGATTAGTTCTGGATGATTAATTGCCAAATATGAATAAATTGCTTCATTCTTACCTACACGAATACGACGAATATAATAATCATTGTGCCATGCATGAATACCAGATGATGTTCCTAATGCTAATGATGTAGTTCCTGCTGGTTTAACGGTAGTTGTACGAGCTGATTTGTTTATTCCTATAATAGTTGCAACTCGTTCATTTTCTGCTTTAACAACTTTGGCTGCAGCTTTCATATCATACCCTAAAACCGTACCAGAACCAATACCTGTCATAGATACGCCAATAAGTGCGTCTTTTTCAGTGGTTCTTTGCCAAATTGGGCGAAGATAATGGAAATTAGTATACCCTGCTTGAAGTGTTCCAATAAATGAAGCTATTTTAACACGATATTCTAAATCTTCTTGTGATTCAATGTCTGATGCATTCACTTCACATAAATTGCAGAATTGGAAAGGCCGTAGTGCAATCTCACAACATGGATTAGTTCCCCAATCTTTATCATTTGTTAAATAGATTCCTGGTTCACCTGCCCCTGACAATTCAACACGCTTCCAAAGATCCATAAAGAATTCTTTTGTTAACTTGTGACGCATTAATGTTGCTGAATTGTTAGCTCGGCCTCGTTGTGGATTATTTTCCCACCAACTACCTGACTTGCAAGAAATCATTTCTTCATCATCTGCTGAGAACAATGATATTAATGCCGCACGACGAATACCTCCTGCTAACACAGCATCAGCAACGTGACACACCATATCATGCACTTCGATTGGGGATAGTTTATCGCCATCCTCTTTTGAGTCTAAAATACCTTGTAGTTTGATTAGACATTCTTTTAGTGGTTGTGGTCCAGGTGCTTTTCCTCCGGATGTAACTAATCTTGCTCCTTTGTGACGTATGTCGGAGAAATCAAAGGCAAATGATGATCCACCAATGAAATATGACTTAACTAGCACTTTAACTGCATCTGCCCAACCTTCAATTGAATCAGCAATAAGATATCTGCGATTCTTTTTTGGGTTTGGTTTATGAATTTCCGGGAGAAGGTCTACATGATGCTTTTGCACTGAATATCCTACTCCGGTACCGCCTAACAACAAAAACATTGCTTCACCAAATGCCCGATGATCATCAATTGGCAAATAAGCACAATTATAAATTCGGTTTGGAGAAATTTCAATTGGTTTTCCACCAAATTGTAAACTACGCATCGATGGCAATACTTTTTTATCATATACCAACTGATATGCATTCTCTATCTCAGCAGTTAATTGCGGATATTTTTTAATATGCATTTCCTTGTTACGCGTAACTAACTCAGTCCAGGTTTCTCTGCGGTTAAGCTCTGGAACGTACTTTGCGTACTTCATGTACACCGTAATTTCACTTAAAATTTTGTTTGAAATTTCCATTGTTTGTAATCTTTTTGTTGATAATATAAATTGTTTTTAGACAAAAAAAGGGTCGAGCATTACACCCGATCCTTAATCTAATATAAATATGGTTTTAACCGAAACTTCCACCCATATCTTTGAACTTTTGTGCTAAATTTTTCTTCACAATATTCTCCCCGGTTTTCATAACTTGAGTTGTCTGTTTACCTTGGGTTGTCTGTGGTTCGAAGAATTGGAATTGACCATTATTTGTGTTAATCTTACATGGCAATGTAATTCCGTCTGGGCCAAATCTATTTTTAATAACGTGACCTCGACCAGTTCCTGACATTTTGTCTTCAACTTTTCGGGAAAGAGACATCAAGAAGTCAGCTACCATCACTTTACCATAAGATGATGCAATTTTATCTGCTTCAATAATATCTTCTTCTAAGGCACTTCTACCTGCTTGTGATGCGGTCCATACAGGAACGTCATACTCACCAGCCATACCTCGTAGATCCTCGTACAGCTCTTCTAAAGCCTCGTGCTTGTCCTTTTTTACATTGATCTTCAACAAGTCACCATAATCCACAATTACTAGGGCTGGTTTCTTGCCAAGCATAATGGATTTTTCTAGGTGTGCCTTAAGTCCCATAACTCCAACTGATTTTGTTGGATAATACTTGACAATTAACTCACCTTTAAGTGAATCCATTTTTTCCTGGACTGTGTCTTGATGATGTTTCAATGTTTGGGCATTGATTCCTGTTAATACTGAATCATAGCGTTGACCAACATATTCCTTGTTTAGTTCCAATGTATAATGGATAACCGTATGTCCTGCTTTAATTGCATTTGCTCCAATATTAATAAGAAGCCAAGATTTACCAATACCTGCCGGTGCCATTACAACTCCTAATTCGCCATTTGCAAGTCCACCATCCATCAAATCATCAACTACATCCCAACCGGTGGTAATTGTATGACGAGCGGCTTCATCGTATCTGGCAGCTACACTGTTTTTGTAATCTAATCCAATATCCGTGTCAGCGCCAGCTTTCATGGCCTGATCCATGTTAGTTTTAATCTGATCATAATTGCCTTGTTGCAAAAGACCAACTGACTCCATGATTGCTCGCTTAATTTCCTGATTCTTGCAAAATTTAAGAATCTCATCCTTAACGAATGTCAAATCATCAGATTCCATAAAACGGAATACATCTTTAAGCTGTTCTAATATAGCAGCTTTCAATACTGATTCAGGTCCTTCGGAATGTAACTCAGTTAATTTAACTTTCAATACATCCTTAGATGGTGGTGCTTTGTATTCTCGGAAGTGGGCTAAAATTACATCGAGCAACCAACTGTTTGCTTCTGATTCAAAATAATCGGCTTGAATTATATCTGAAATTTGTTGTAAAAATATTCTATCGGTAAACATTGCTGCGAGGACCTTTACTTGGAAGCCCCATCCATATTCACTTAACTTATCTGTCATGTAACAATTATAATAAAAATATTTTTTAAACCCAACCGATTACTTGTGTGTTTGTTGGGCGAATGCATTTAATGATAGCCAGGTATTGCTTAACCAATCCGGTAGGTTTTTCATCGTCGCCCACATCTTGTCTTCCATAAACAATCTTTGGAATTCCATTTTGTTTAATCCTGGAATTGGTTGTTGCATAATTCCTCGAATCGTTGCTGAATTTCTTGCTGGTATGTTTAACAGCTTAATATTCATCAACCGATAGTTCTTGTCAATTGTTTTGTAATTGTCAAGCACCTTTTGATAGTTTTTAGTTTCATTCAACGCAATCTTATTAGCACATTTATTTTGCAAATCTTCTAATGTGAATTCAACCGCATCAACTAGTTCGGGAAATGTTTTTAATATTGTCTTTGGACCAAATCCATCAACCCCAGGAATGTTATCAGAGTTGTCTCCGGTAAAAGTTCTATATACAACATAATTGTTTGGATGAACCCCAAACTCTTCGATAAGCGCTGCTTCATCATACATTTTCTTTTTAATGGGAGACCATACTTGCAATGTTGGACTAATCAATTGATAAAAATCTCGATCGGTGGATACAATGGTAACTTTCTTGCTGATGTCGTTGTACATCTGTGCAATATATGCTATAGTATCATCTGCTTCAATTCCATCAATTGAAAGAAAGGTAACAGGTAAATTATCGAGATATGATATTAATCGACTAAATTGCCAACGCATTGCTTCTTGCTCATCTTCAATCGTTGCAAATTGTTGATGATCATGTCTACGTAATCTAGTTTTATTTGCTCTATTCCCTTTGTAGTCTTTGTATATTTTCTTTCGTCTGGCAGAACCGCCAACACCATCGAAAACAATAACGCACCTACTAGGTTTAAAGTCTCGTACTGCTTTTCCAATAGAATACAAAAAGCCAGTAATACCTCCAATGTGTTCTCCATCTTCATTAGTCGAAGGAGTAGCACCGAAGCTTCTTATGAAAGTATTTAATCCGTCAAACACCATAATATGATCATCGACGCTTGACGGATTAGATTCTTTTTCTTTTTGTAACTGTTTGAATAATTCTTGATACTTATTCATACTTTTTTGCTTGTTAGCCTTCTTCGTCTATAACGTCATCGGTAATGATTACATCATCTATTCCGCCATCAATTCCTGCTTGATATTTAAAAATATATGCATCGCATATTCTTTTATACAAACGATCTTTTATTGCTGGAATATCGATTACTTTTTCCACAAAGTTTTTGCTTTGAAATTTAACTTCGCCATATACCTCACCTGTTTCGTGATCTACATCTTGCAATGTGTAATGTGCGCCTGCTTGTGTAACAATGTCAAAAGTTTTCATGATAGTTAACCAACCACCATAATTATCGATTCCACTATCATAATAGATTTCATAATCTACTTTACGATGTGGCGGACCGATACGATTCTTCACAACTTGTACATTTGTCTTGGATCCAACAATTTGTTCAACTCCATTAATCTTTGCTTTGATCTGACCTGTATTCTTAAGTCTCAATCTAACAGATGCATGGAATGGAATTGCTTTACCACCTGCAGTCGTCCACTGATCTCCAAATGATACTCCTAATTTAGTTCTTAACTGATTAGTGAATATCAGGCAGATTCGTTCCCTAGCAATCCAATTGGTTACTTTACGCATTGCTTTTGATAAGATGATAGATTTACTAGTTGCATATCCATCTTTATCATATTCAGCTGCCATTTCAATCTTAGTCGAAGCACCCATAATTGAATCTACTACAATAGTAACCAAACGATCTTTATCTGATTTTCGAACCCCTTCAACTATGGTTTCGATAGTTTCAAATATTTCTTCAATAGTCTCTAATGGCACATACAACATAGTTTTTAAGTCTGCTCCAATTGCTTCGAGAAACTCTGCACTAGTTGCTGCCTCAGTATCAATATACACTGCCAATCCACCTCGTTTTTGAGTTTCAGCTAATGTATGGGCTGCTAACAATGATTTACCTGATGCTTCTAATCCGGTAATTTCAGTAATCCGACCTACTGGGAATCCTCCGTTCGGTCGGTTTGAAATTGCTAAATCTAACATCGAACATCCTGACGAAATAAATTCCGTTACGTGTGTCGGTGCATCATTGTCGCCGGCAAGGAAAAATGCTGTTTTTAAAGCTTGACCTTTGAATTGCTTGTTAATGCTATCTGCTAAGGTGTTTGCTAAACTATCAGACAGTTCTGATTTACTTTTACTCTTTGCCATTCCTTACTCCTTAATTAAATAAGTCGTTGAATGCTGAAGCTACGTCTTCTACTTTACCCGCGATTGCTGGTTTAGCTGTTTCTTCTTTTTCAGGAGTTGCTGGTGCATTTGATTCAGATGTGTCTGAGTCTGCATTTTCTGGATTCATCCAATCCTGAAGACATTGCTCTAATTCTTCATAAGTTGGTTCAGGGAAGATATCAGTAATCAAAGGTTGATTCATGATTTTCTCAGCAATTGCTTTATCTTCAGTTGCTGGTTGTGTATTCGGTTTAACACGAATATTTGTTTTTGGGAAATTTGCTCCTTCTGCTGGAGTGAATTCTACATCGATATCACGGCCATTCATCAAATCAGTGATGTCACCATAATCCGGATCAGATACAATTGATAATAATTCTGTGTAGATTTGTTTTCCGAATCCCCAGAACTTAACTCCTTCAGACTCTTTTCCGCGGACGATAACAGGAACATATGTTCTCATTTTAGGTTCGATCTTACGACCCATTAACCACTCATCTTTGTCGCCAGTCTTTTTAAGTTTTTCTGCAAACTCTACGATTGGATCTGCATTGCCAAATGATACTGGAGATAACATTGATCTCTTTGCAATGTCGTAATGAAAATACAATTCTAAGAATGGATTGTCTTTTCTGTGTACATACGGTACAATTCTTACTCGGGTTTTACCTGCTTCAGGTTTCCACAAATTTTGTTTTTTGTCATCAGCCTTGTTCAACTGATTCAATTTCGCTTTGATAGCGTCTAAATTTAAAGCCATTTTTGCCTTTTGTTAATTGGTTAATATATATTTGTTTACTTATTAATTATAATATAAATAATAAATGGGTTAATTCAAAGTAATTAGTTAATTTTTTTATTTATTTTTTGATATGATGGGTATTAACGTATTTGACCAGAAAATATTTCTCTTAAGATTTCATTTACATCAGTATCGTCGCCTTCAACCCCAACAGCATCGCCAACTTCATATTCTTTACCAGTACTACCATCAGTAAAAATATATTGATATTCATGATTACCGAATCTAGCAACATCAATCTCTACTTTTCTTCCGCGATATGATACCATCAATGTTTGATTGTCCATTGTGAAGTTAGATTGATAATCAGAATCCAACTCTGTTTTCAAATTTCGTAAGATACGATGTTCTGGAGTATTTGGTGACTTAAAGTCGTCTTCGTTCAATAAGTTTTTTAATTTAATCATGTTATCCTTAATAATTTAATATAAATATCAGTTCCAAGAAATTCGTTTAAAAAATATCAAGTCGATAACTCGGTATCCGGTGTCATCTGTAAGTATAAATGAATTTTGATATACGCTCCAATCTAATTGATATGTTTTATCTAATACGCCGTTATTTACGGTTCTAATAACCTCGTTAAGGGCATTAACAGTGTATAAGGTATTAGTTTCTTTTTTACGATGTATACTTATAGTGTTTTGACCTCTCCTTGCAGTTTCATTTGCATTATATGTGCAAAACAAATTATCAGATACCTCTGCATTTGAAAATACAAATATACGGCGTTCTGGTATTTCGTAATTGTGTTGAATATATTCAGATACTATGTTTATATCCGATCGGTGTGCAAATGTGCAAAGTAGTTGTGTTTTCAATTCATGGCCTTATGTTTGACGCTGTATAAATTCATATTTTGTGTATGCTGATTTTAATCCGAATACCCATTGGGCTTGAGATAATGATATTATTGCCCATTCATCTGCTGATGTTGCGACTGGTATTCCTGGCCGGTTTGTATCATATACAATAAGTCCTAACAATGGAACAAAAAACTTATTTTTAATTTCATTCATTTCTGAAATAATTATTTCTGGATTTGATATGAATGAACTACGCTTAATTCTAGTAAACCATAACACAGCATTTGAATTTTCATTTTCAACCGGTTCACCAATATGCACTGATACTGGATCTGATGAGCCAGCCCCGGATTTAATTCTATCATAATCATCTGCAGTTATCCAATATGATGTTTCTGAGTCTGCAGTTTTAATAGTTAATCTGGTATCTTGTATATCAGAATCTAAATCGGTTTCCCAAAATACATTGTGCATTAATTTAAATGCACTATACATAGCTTGCCATGGAAGATAACTAATTTCTCGACCTTGTTGTACATTTGATATTAATGGTATAAATACTTTATCTAAGATTGAAATAAATTGTTGCAATCTTTCCCACGAATGAGAATCTACTACATGTTTCAATTCATTATAAGAATCTGACATTTTAGTATATGGTATAACAATATCATTGAAGAAATCTTGTAGCTGCGATAACAAGTCTCCTTGTTGAGTCATACCGCTTTTAGCTGGGCGGAATGTTTTTGCTTCCGGTTCTTTACCTAATGTACCTTTTTTTGTGATACTAGGTTCTTTACCAATTTCCTTAACTTCCCATTCGCCATCAGTTAATACAATATCATGTTGAGAAGTACCGCCTGATTGTGATTCGCCTACTCCTAATAATACTTCAATTTCGCCGCGTCCCATTCCGCCAGCAACCTTTGTAGTGTCAGCAATATTATAAAACTTTGTAAATGGTTTATAGCCGCCGGCTAGAAAGGATTGGATAGTATGTTTTCGGTAATTCTGATTGAATGCTATTTGATCGGCAGGTTCTAAATCGTCATATATATCTAATATTTGATGAATTATATCCGGTGATAAATTCAATGACCTTAAACGATCATAATTTAGTTCATTATTAACTTCATCTGCTTGTTCATTTAGACCCTGAGCTTTGTTAACTACCGTACGAGCTTGCAATGGTGATAAATCAGTCATTTCTAAAATAACATGATATAACAACTCATAGTCCTTAGCTCTAGTAGGATATCCGTTTGGTAATCGGTAACTCCATTCCGTTAATATCGAATCAATGGTCATAATGATATAGTATTCATTTTATTATAATTATTGCCAACTTGTATTTTCACCGGAAAGTTACCCGTTTCTATTACCGATTTAA